ACCTTCATAAAGCGGCCACAGGCCGCTATACGGGCGATGCGAGCCACCGGGACGATAAATGACCCGCTGCTACGACTGTGATGCGTTACAGAACCATGTGGCGGTCTTTACGGGCTTGACGGTGGACGAGCTTGAGCAGTTCGGCGGTTTTGAATGCCAGGAAACGTAAGGAAGAAGCTGGGGTATGGGCAGCGTGAGAAGCAGTATCTTCGCGCACGCCGCCAGGTGCTTAGTGAGTCGCAGATTTGCGCGATCTGTTTTGAGGCGATTGATTTAACTTTGAAGCCGATTTGTTGCAAGGTGGACACTAGGGGTTTCACGGTTGAGTTCGCGCATGAGATTCCTACGTCTTGCGGGGATGGTTGTCGGCATCAGAAGAAGCCGAATCCTTGGTCTGCGTCTGCTGACCACATTGTTCCGGTGGAGCAGCTTCCGGCCGGTTCTCCGTTGTTGACTTCTAAAAAAAATCTTCGCAGTACGCATTTGCGGTGCAATCAGGTTAAGGGTGCCGGTGATGGGCCGTCGCGGGAGAAGTTCGTTTCGTCGGGTGACTGGTTTTGAGGGAGTTCCTATGAGTGACGGTGTGGTCAGCGAACACGAAATAATGATTGCGGAGCTACGTATCGTTCAGTCGCTAGATGCAGATGGAAATATCCATGTTTACGACGTGAGCCAGTCGAATGACGGCAGCGAGATTGAGCCTGCGAAAGCGTTGGAGTTGATTGAGTGGGCGCGTGCTTCTGTGTTGGCCCCGATGGTTTACCAGATGATGCGCGTGTTTGAGGATTCCGGTGAGGGATTTGAGGGCGACGAGTCTGAGGGCTACGAGTAGTGGTTGCTTGGGATTCTACGTGCCCGGTTCTGAATCCGGTGGAGCAGTGGTTCATTTGTCAAATGTGCGGCCGGGAGTTTTCCCGAAGGTGGCAGTTGGAGATACATGAGCTTGCTGCGGCTGGCAGCTTGGCTTGCCGGTAGGGAGGTGGTGAGTAAATGCCCGGTTGGGGCTTGTGGTTATTTGTCTGGCTTAATTCCGTTCTGGTGTTGGCCGGTGTTGCTTGGTTATTGAAAGGAAGTACGTTGTCTGCTGTTCAGAGTGTGGTTGACGCGGTTGTAGCGCAACTGACTAAGGTGCGCGATGAGATTGTTGCGCGTCTGGATGAGGTTGAGGCCCAGGTGGTCGGGGCTGGTGTTGAGGATCAGGTCGATCTGTCGGGGCTTCAGGCTATTGCTGATGCGCTTGACGCGATTGTTCCGGATGCGGCTGAGGAAGCTGAGGTTGAGGTCGAGTACGAGGGTCTTGGCGAGGTTGAGGTCGATGAGGACGAAAATGTTGAGCTTGGCTTCGATGTTGTCGAGGACGAGGTTGTCGCGGTCGATGAGCCGGTTGAGGACGGCGAGGTCGATGAGGTTGTGGCCGTTGACGAGGCGGTCGAGGTCGATGAGGACGAAGAAGTAGAGAAGTGATTCCTGGCTGCGATTGTCATTGCGGCTTGTGTGATCGTAAGCACGGCAACACTCATTGTCACAATCATGGAAGTGGTTGCAAGGGTTAGTCGTGTATGATTAAAAGTGGCGCACTTGGCCGGTGGTCTTTTCCTGTCTCTGACACCGGCCAGGTGCGCCTTTCAATAAAAAACCCCGCTCAGTTACGCACTGGCGGGGTTTTTTTATGTAGTTTTACCGTAGGGCTTCGTTGACCAGCGTTCGCATTGCGACTTCGATGGACAGGTCGCGGCGTGCGGCGAAGTCCACGACCAGTTCTAGTTGCGGCCAGTCGGTAGCGTCGACCACGACGGCATGATAGTTCTCTGTTTCGGTGCCGCCCTCAATGGTGTTGATGAGGTCGTAGAGGGCTGTCTTGTAGCCAGACCAGTACATGAACGATTCGACTTCGTTCGCCTCTGTTGTTTCGCGTTCTTCGTAGCGATCTGCTCGCGCTACCATTTTGGCGAGTTCTTTGATGAGTTGTTCTTTGGTCACTCGCGTTGATTCTTTCGGCTTGGCGCGTGGGCGTGGGCGTTTGCGTGGTGCCGGTAGTGCTAGTTGGTAGTAGGGGTTGTTGCTGAAGTAGGCTTCAGTCATTTCCGCTCCTATGGTTGTGCCCACATTCCGCATTTAGCGGTGCTTGGGTCGCAGGCGATTGGAGTGTTGACCCAGCCGCCGTAGGTTCCTGGCATGTTCCAGGTGTCTTGGAGTTGACCGTTCCAGGGTGCCGGTTGGCACTGTGACTGGTTGAGTACGCCTTGGCAGGGTTTGGCCCCGGCTGTGGGTGTTCCGGCCGCGAGAGCGGCTGTGAGGGCCGCGATTACGATTACTTTGAGCATTTCTGCTGCTCCATCCATAAGCGGAGTTCCCCAATGTCGGAAACCCACTCAACGTCTTTGATTGGGGTGCCTAGTTCGTTGATGTTGACGTGGGCTTTGGTGTTGTCGGGGTTGCCGGTGTAGGGAACCATTGGCCGGTCGACCCATTGCCGCCCGAAGCCGGTCATGCCCTCGCAGCGCACCGGCAGGTAACGCTTGTGTTGGGCGATCCGCTGGGTGTGTGAGTGCAAGCATGGGTCGCAGATGTTGATGACGATTTCCTCGCCGTCGAACGAGTCCCAGAAGGTGCTTCCGTAGTGGCCCTCTGTGCGGAACTCGGTGCCTGCGTAGGGCTGGTTCTCCCCGTTGGGGGTGACGTTCTCTAGGGTTTTGCCGCACTTGAAGCATGGCAGCATGGCTTGGTCGCTCATTGTTCGTCCTCCGGTGTGAGGTATTCCTGGCAGTTGCATGTTTTGCCTGCGGGGAATCCGTACTTGTCCAGGCTTTCCGACCATTCGCAGTGCGATCCGCCGCATCCTGATGGGGAGTAGTGGTGTTCGGTTATGTCGTGGCCGCACAAGCATGTGGTGTTGTCCACTAGCAGTCCTCCCCTGAGATTGACTTGATTTCCCACTGGCCGTCGCGTTTGCGTGCGATCACGCGCCACGCAACGCAGTGGGTTTCGATGTAGTACTCGTTCCAGCCTGTGTAGGCCGGTCGCGGCTCCCCGATGGGTCGGGGCTTGTTGCTTTCCTCCCACGCTTCCCAGTCGACGGGGTTGGAGCAGCAGTTGTCGAGGATTTTCGTGGCGAGGTCGATGAGTTCGTTCATGCTTCCTTGGCGATGATGAGTTGGATTGTTCCTTGCGCGAAGCAGGAATGTTTGGTGAGTGTGGGGTAGCTGTATCCGCGCCGTTTGAGTTCTTGTATGTGCGCGTCTAGCTGTACGCGAATACTGGTGAGCTTTTTTAGCTGGGCCTGGTATTCGTCGGAGAGTTGTTCTAGGCGTGTAAGGTTTGGGTCTTTTGTGGGCATACGTTGGATGGTAGCCCGGTTTGGAATGCAGCCGCCGCACCTAACTTGTGGTCTGGCGCGGCGGCTGCCGCCTGGGGGGTTACTGCTGGTTGTTGAGCGCGATGATTAGCTCGGTGAGTGCGCGAGAGTATTCGCCGTTGCCGCTGTTCTTCTCCGCAAGTGTGAGTGCGGCGTTCTCAACGTCGCGCTTGCGCCAGATTTTAGCTGGCTGTCGCTGCTCGGGGCTGGCTGTCGGGGTGTAGAGCATGATCTGCTCGTTCTCGCAGACTTGGGCAAGCAGGTCTGCCTCGTCCTCGTAGCCGTAGTCGCCTAACAGGTCGCCTACCTCTGCGATCTGGAATACTTCTTGCTCGGTCATTTTCTTGAAGTTCATGGTTGCGGCTCCTATCCGCTTGATGCTAGTTGGACTACCGTGAAGCCCTCGTTAGCGTAGCTGCCAAAGTGTTCTTTTAGGTGGTCGGCGCAGAGTTCCACCGTGTAGTTGAAGCCTGGTGCTTTGTCGGCTGATCGGAAGCGTGCGATTGCGGGTTGCTCGCACAGGCTCCAAGGGTCGGCGCATCGGATCATGTGGTTCGCTCCTGTCTCTGTTTGGTGCGGTATATACCAGTTTACACTAACTGTAAGCTCCTGGTCTAATTCGCCCACCTTGCGATTTAATAGAATTTGCAGAATGAGGCGGGGTGGTTGCCCACTCCCGCCTCATTTGCCCCATCTGTATCTGCCCTGCTAGTCGATCCAGAACCGCACGCCGGGGAACTCGACCCGCAGTGCGTTGACAAGTTTCCTTGCCATGCTTGTAGGCATTCCCAGGTAAAGTACGCAGTCCGGAGAACCATCGTATTCGTCGCGGTTCATCCAAATGTCGACTTTGTAATCCATGTGGCTTGCCTCGTTTCTTGGTGTGCCGTCGTTATTGACGTGCTGATGCCCAAACAGGTAGTTCAGGTCGGAATCGTTGGCACGCATTGTTTTCCTCCTATGCCGTGTAGTTTCCGCAGTCGCATTCGCTGCACGGTGTGAAGCTGCCGGGGGTATAGGCCCATTCCTCGCCGTGGTGGTCGAAGTAGCCGTGACCGCAGTGGCAGGCCGGGTCGGTGCCGGGTTTGGCTTCCAGGTTGAGGAACGTGTCCGTTAGGCTGAAGCCGCCGTGTAATCCCCGATAGGTGGGGAGTGGGCAGCCGTCATTGGCGGCGCAGTGTTCTCCGAATGGTTGTTGGCAGCGGTAGCATTCGGTGGCGAGTGGGTATTCGGTTCTTGAGCGCATGGTTGCTCCTTATCGGATTGGGCAGCCGGATTCTTTGGCTACGTCGCGGATCATGCGGGTAAGGGCTTGGCCCATCTCCCACTCAACTCCGCTGTCAGGGGATACTCCGGTGTAGGCAGAGCCAAGGGTGCGTATGCCTTGTGCGTGGGCTGCTTCAAAGGCGGCGCGGGTTGGGTTGGCGATTGCGTTCATCAACGCTTCGTTGGTGAGCATCCAGTTCTGCGCGAACCTTGTTTCGTTGTCCATGAGTACTCCGTAATGGTGTCCAGAAGCCCCGTAGGGCGACGTTTAGGCGGGGGGGGGACACTTGCCTTGACCCTCTGGGGCAAGGCAGTTGAACAAGTAGCTGGCACCGATTGGCGGGGTCACTTCCTCGTAGCCGTAATCCCTGGCCCACTTCAGGACTGCCTGAATCTGGTAGTGGGCTTCGGCGCGGCGATCCCGTCCGGAAGTTGCCTTTGCTATGCCGTAGGCAGCCAGTCCGTAGGCAAGTGCTTCCACGAACGCGGTAAAGCTGGGGTCTTGCACGGCCGCGTCGAGCTTGTCGCGGGACATTTCGTAGGCTTCGCTGTAGGTAATGTCCATCGGAGTTCCCTAACCGGCGTTCATTGCGTCGACTGCGGCAACGTCAAGCGCAAATGCCAGACCGGGCCAACTGATCGACGGTTCACGCTTCAGCACGAAGATCATGGCAAGGATCGCCCACGTCGCATTTGCGGCGAGGTTTTCGATGCTGTCGCACCGAGCCTCAAAGATCGGCTCACCGGCCGTCAGCGAGGCAATGGGGGATGCGTACACTGTGACTGTGCGCCAGTCGGCGTGGCAGGCGAAGAACTGCCAACCATAGGCCCGGTACACCAGGCCGCAAGCCTGCCCAACGCGGCGGGTGCCGTAGTCGAGAACGTCGTCCAGGTAATCGCAGTCGATCAGGTACTCACCGATTTGCTTGGAAAGCTCAACGTCGCTGAAGCCGGTCGGGTAGCGGCTCGCAAGCGTGTTGATTGCTTCGGTGAACGATGCCATTTGGGTTTCCTTTCAAGGGGCAGCTAAAAGGGTGCTTCTACCCCGAAAGCCCCGCCACCTGGCTAGGTGACGGGGCATCGGGTTGGGTGCTAGACCCGCAGCAGCGAGAAAGCCTGCTGCTTCAGCGTGGAGGATGACTCCAACTCGCGGATCGAACGCAGAGCGCGAGCATCCTGCTTGGCCTTGTCGCTCGCGTCGGCACCAACACCGCGCACTCCCTGGAACCAGTCGACGTACTCCGTCACCGCGTTGTAGAGCGCGAAGCGGGTACCGCCGACCGGGGTGATGGTCGGAGAGTTGGCGAACAGGTTGACGATCTGCCCTGCCGCGTTGCGGCGGCGGGTAGCAGCAGAGCCGTCCGGATCAACACGGTCGAGGTCGACCAGCTTCTCCGCGAAAACGGTCGCCTCTTTGACGGTGACCGGAATCTCCGACATACGCTGGAACTCCGCGTCGATCAGGTCAATCGACTTCCAGGTGATACGCAGAGAGTCGCGTGCCTCAGCAACCCGCTGGGTTGCAGTCTCGGTGTGGCGAATCTTCCAGACCGACTTGGCATCACGCAGTGCCGCCTGCTGCGTGTTCTTGCAGACGATGCGGATTGGCGTGAGGATCACGCGGAACGCTGACTGCCCGGTGTGGTTGTTCAGCGCGGCCAGGTAATACTCCGTCTTGTCGACGTAGCCGTTCTCGCCCTGAATCTCCATCGTGTGCGGCAGCTTCATCGTGATGAAAACGTCGCGGCCGTTGTAGAGGGAACCGCCAGTCTCGAACGGGGCACCGAATTCGTCGGACAGGAGTTGCAGGAACTCCGCGTTTGCCTCGTTCTGGATCGGGTCGTAAACCGACCCGACCACGCCCAGGTAGTCGCGCTCCTGGGTGACGGGGTTGGTACGCACGACGGCGAACTGGTCGGGAACCTCAATCTCCGGATTGACACCGTTGTCGGTGACCTCTGCCGGGATGGTCATGGGCACCTTACGGACGTTCCAGCCGCCCAGGTGGGCGTACTCCATGACCTCAGCGGCGGTCATGTTGTGGCCGACTTTCTGGCCTAGCTGGTGCCATGCGTCGTCGCGGCTGTCAGCGAAGAACGTGGTGCCGTTGACTGTCTCAAGCTCGTGGCTCATGGTGCGGTTTGTCCTGTCTCTAGGAGGGGTTGGTTGTGAGCGTCGGTGTTCCGCGCTCATATATCTAGCTTACACTACCTGTAAGCCAGTTGTCTAATGCGAATTGCTGCCGGGTTAATTTGACCAGTGCATTCGCACATTGTTGACGAACCATTCGGCCAGCACAGCGGGGTCTGTCCACCGCGCATGACCGGCCTGGGCCTGCTCCCATGACCCGTAGGTTTCGACAACATCGGAGTCAAGCTCACGCCAGAACAGGCAGGTTTCGTAGCCCGTCCAGATGCCGGTGTGCGAGAGGTCGATGGTGGACACGTCGACCTTGCCGATTGTCTCTAGGGTGACGGTGGTTTTCAGGTGCCGTTGAATCAATTCAGTTTCCTTACCAGTCGTAGATGCGGAACTCGCCGTCGTGGTACTTCTCCATCAGCGAGGCAACGGTGTGCCAGACCTCAAAGCCGGTGCGCGTGGTGATCCATACCCAGCCGTCGCGGAGGTCGGTCTGCCGGTCGATGTGGTTGCCGCTGCCGGATGCCGGGGTGATTGCCCTGGCAATGCCGTAGAGGGTGCCTCCGTCGTCGGTGACGAGAGCGACTTTGGCGGTTGTGGTGGTGGCGACGATCAACTCGTTGAGCGCGGTCACGTCAGCGATGGTGAGGTTGGCGGTCATGGTTACTCCTGTGGGTATGCGGTTGACCCGTCACCGGTATGGCAGTCGGGGTCGAGTTCGTACTTGTGGACGTACTCGTATGCGCCGGTCTGGATGATCGGCTCGCAGCAGTTAGCGCAGCGTTGTTCGTCGGGCTTGCTCATCGTCGGGTGCCGTCGAGCCAGCCTTGTTGTACGCGAATGGTTGGAATGGTCATTAGTTGTCCTTGATGAGTACGCGGGTCGGGGTCTTGCTGCGCTGCCAGGTGTTGAGGCTGTCGCACATGAGGTCGAGCATCTTCCGCTCTGTTTCGGCTTCGCTCTTTCCGATTACTTGGACTGTGTATTCCACGATTACGATTGCCATGCTTTTTCCTCTCGCTCTTGAAGCTTCGCTAGTTCTTGCGCGACGGCGGTCATGTGGTCGAGCATCGTGCGTTGCGACAGCCAGATCGACGTAAGCCGGTCGCCGTAGAAACCGACTGGCTCAAGCCCGTCCGTTTCCCGCACCACAATTTCGGCGTAGGTTCTACCGCCTGCGCCTTTCCAGACCTTGACCCGCTCGTTGCGCTGTGCCGCGCCGTAGCTCAGGCCGCGCCGGATGGGATAGTAGAACTCGCGGGTTGTTGTGTCGCAGTAGATTCCGGTCTGCATTGATTCTCCTGTGGCTATCGGATGGGCAGGTACGGGCGGGTAGGCCCGTAAGTTTCTTCCGCGCCGTGGCGGTCGACGTAGCACTGTTCGCACACCATGCCGTCGCTGTCTTGCCACAGGCCGGTGTCGCGGTAGCCGCATTCGGCGCAGTGTTCGATGTGACTAATCAAGGTGACTCCCTACTTTCCGAATGCTTCGCGGAGCAGTTCGCGTTCCCAGTCGGCTAGCGGTTCTTCGATGCCGTGTTCCCTGGCGATCTGGTCGGCTTCAATGTCGATCCGCGCAGCCGCCCAGCGAGTCCAGAACTCAAGGCAGTCATTGCAGCGGCAGCTTGCCGGTGTGATTGCCAGGTGGCCGCGCATACAGTCGGCATCGGGTTTGGTCATGGCGGCGAGGGGCTTGCCGAATGCGGTGAGTGTGCAGCGGTTCATGCTGTGTTCCTGTCTCTAGGATTTCTGCGGTGTCGGCAGGCGGCTACGCGCCGCCGTCAAAGGCTGGATCGGTGACGGTCGCAAAGTCGTTCTTCGCGTCCAGAATCCAGCCGACCACGATCAGGGAAAGCTCGTCGTTGCTGATCTGTGTGACCGCGCCGTTGACCATGCGCAGCCCTACGGTGCAGCTATCACCGGCCACGCTGCGGAACGCGGACTTGATGGTGCCGTCGTCGTTCCAGTCGATGCGGAAACCGGCTTTGATTGTCGGGTTGATGATCGACGTGGTGTTGCCGATGCTTGCGACGGTGAAGTCGCTGGCGAGGGCTGCGAGGTTGATGGTGTTGAACGTGGGGTTGGTCATTGTGTGCCCTGTCTTTAGGTGTTGTGCGGTTGTTGTGCTGCCGGTTAAGCGGCGTGGGTTTCGATGTGCCGCCGCGCTTCGATCAGCGCGGTCATGCCTTGCACGCGGCCACGTCCAGCGATTGCCACGTATGCGGCGGTGTTGTCCGGTGTCCAAGCGATCACCACTTCGGGCGAATTGCCGGTCAGGTAGGCAACCCACTGGGCATCCGGCAGGGCGACGTGTGTAGCGGTGAGGGTGACTGTCTCCCAGCCGTTCGCGGTGGCGACTTCCTGCATTACGGCGCGTCCGTTGTAGCTCATGGTGTGTGTCCTGTCTCTAGGTGTGGGTGCGGGTTTCGGTTGGGGCTAGAAAGGCAGTTGGCCGGGTCGGGCAGACCTGATCGGGGCCATCCCCAAGTCGTCCTCAGCGGAACGCTTGGCGAGTTCCAGGCGGAACTGGTGGGCCTTGTCGCGGTCGAGCTTGCCGACGTTCATCCCGGCCGCGATTGCGGCGCGGTGGTTGTTCAGCCAGGTGACGATTGCGTCGGTGGGGAGGTTGTTCATGCGGTTCCTTTCGGGGTTGCCGGGGCAGCGGCTCATATATATACTTTACAGGGCATGTAAGGCTTAAGTCAAATTAGGGAACTGTCTAGCAATGTTGGTTGAGGTAACGCACCGCTGCTCAAAGTGCGGCGAACACAAAGAACGCGGCGCATTCAGCCGCGCCAGCCACACAAAGAGCGGCCTACAGTCCTGGTGCAAAGCGTGCATTAACGCCAAGGTGAAAGAGCATTACCGGTCGAGTCTGGAATACCGGCAGCGGGTCAAGGCAACCGTGCGACGGCACTACCGGGAGAACGAAACTTACCGCGAAAGCGTGAGGGCATTGTCCCGCCGCTCAGGTGCCGTTCGCCGCGCAATCAAAGAGGCTACGGTCGCACCGTTCACTCCCGATCAGCTTTCGCTACGGTGGGCTTACTACGGTGGCAAGTGCTGGCTCTGCAAAACCGCGCCAGCAACGGTCACCGACCACGTTAAGCCACTGTCTAAAGGCGGCGCACACATGCTCTGCAACCTGCGTCCAGCGTGTGCCCACTGCAACGGCAGCAAGCACAACCGCTGGCCCTACCGACGTGGGGTAGAGTTCGACACCCAAGATTGAAAACGCCCAGCTTGAAGATTTAAAGTATTTGTAAAGTGCCAGGTGGTCAATCGTTGACGTCTGTCCCAAATTCCCGCTGACCTGCGCTTTCAGGTTGAAAACGCCCAGCTAGAATATTTAAAGTATTTGTCAAGTGCGACCTACCCGATTGTTAACAATTGTCCCACCTGTATCAGGCCTGGTCGGAGGCACTGTCTAGAAAAATGGACAGTACAGATCGTCGCTTCGTGAATACTGATTCACGAAGCATTGTTCGTGTGTTCCTAGTCATAGAACACCTGTTCACACGGTTCTAGCTACCGAATGTCCGGAATATGGCAGACTATGCCATATGTTTGCCGGATTGCCGCTAGGCCTGCCACGCTAGGCCAATTTAGGCCGGTGACGTGCATGTATTCAATTCTCAAAGAACTCTTAGACATTAGCTGCGGGTATAAACTCTGCCATTAAATTGCGCCAATAATAGCGTTTCCGCAGGTCAGGGCATGTTTTGGAATGGCTGATTTAGCGACAATTCTAAAACTCAAATTGTGCACGTTTCGCCATTGTTTATCCGGCCGAATATCGGCCGGTAGGCCACCAGGACGGCCGGAATACGGCCACCACCAGGCAGGACGGCCGGTAACGGCCACCAGGACGGCCACCAGGCCTACGGCCGGTAAACATGCACTACGGATGGCCGTTAATCGCTTAGCGTGGCCGTGAGAGGCCTCTAATCGCTATGAGTGAGATTCTGGCACGGCCGGAATACGGCCGGAATGCTGCCACTACCAGGCGGAATGGCCTGATACGGCCACGGTAGGCCTAGTGGCTGATACCAGGGATGCTATGAACGGCCGTTAGCGTGGCCGTGAGAGGCCTCTAATCGCATCCCTAGCGTTAGTGGATACCGGTACGGCCACCAGGCCACCAGGACGGCCGCCAGGACGGCCGCCAGGACGGCCACCAGGACGGCCGGAATACGACACGGCCGGAATACGACACGGCCGGTAAAGGGCAGGACGGCCGGAATACGACACGGCCGGAATAGACACGGCCGGAATAGACACGGCCGGTAGAACAAAGAATGTCGACTAAACATAGACACGGCCGGTATCGCTACCGGCCGTGCCTAAACCTAGTCGCGCATTACATACGCTTAAGGCTCTCCGGAATAAGGCATAGGCAATCTGCCTCATATTCCGAACAATCCTGGCACGTTCCACACGTAGTACATATTCCGTAATCGTTCACCCGCTGATTACAGAAATGACATGCCGTAGGGTCGACTAGCTCTAATTCCTCTAACGTATAGGACGGTTCATCTAGTGACTTATATGAACCGACTACATAGAGATAGTCGTAATTGGAATGCCAGATACCGCTAGCCTTATCCCAATTACCGGCCGACTCATTAACAATGTATGCGTTCTTACGGTATTTCGGGTCGACCGTAAGAATGACCAACTTATTGCCACGCCCGCAGAATTGCGACAGTGAATTAAACACTGTAGGCCTATCCAATCGCCGCCATTGCTTAGGCAATAATTCTCCCGCCATTATTGCCGTGTCGCTACGATCATCCCCTATTGCCGGATGAGCCGCCTTAGGTAATACGCCATTATGGGCCAGGACGGTTTTATCGCTATTGCCAACATAGAACGGATGACAATTCGCGGTTTTAATGCTGCCGTGCGTTGCCCAGCGGGAATGAAATAGCGACGGGGATGCCGGATGTAATTCCCTGGCATCCAAGTAATCCGATAGGGCAGAATCTAGCCGTAACGACTTTCCGACTAGCATTCCTGTCGGGGATGCAATTGCCCAGCCGTGGCCGTCGGGATTATTAATCCCACCGTTCCATAAACTGTCGACGGCATACTGATCTAATTCGACATTGCCGGGGATGAAAGACAAAATGCACATTGTTTAGTAAACCTCCCGATAAACAGTGATAGTGCGAATGCGATTAGGATTACGGGGACTGAGAATGTCGGAATAGTAATCCGCCCAATCTGCCGAGTACTCCGGAGAATAATCCGGAATGCCGTTATCCGGATACGACCATGAATTAGGCCTATACATTCCGTTACGTGCCATTGTGGTTATTCCTATCTCTGAGGTTGGTTGGTTGGTTAGTTGGTGGCCGTGCCACCAGGGCGGCATTCTTCGCAGTAATCCGCCCCATGGGCACTAGGGCAGAACGGTGGCTTACCGGCGGCCGTACGTGCTGCCAGGAATGCGGCATGTTCGGCCGTCCATACGGCATCCCTGGCGGCATAGAACGCATCTATTGCTTCGTTCACATTCCGGAAGTTGCCGGATACGAAATAGGTCCGCTGATTACGTGCCATTGTGTTTAGTCCTATCTCTAGGTTGGTTGGTTGTAGTCCTGGCGGCCGTCCTGGTAGCCGGTAAGCCACCAGGACGGCCACGGCCGCTATACGGCCGCCAGGTAAGCCACTAGCGCCGGATATTCGCCGCTATCGGTAAGCCACGCCAGGAATGACGGCCACGCCATAGCATCCGAAATACCGGCAGAACGGTGCCGTGTGTATTCCACTACGGCCGCACAAAACTCTACGGCCGCCATAAGGTCCTTACCCTTATAGGTGGTACGGAATATCCGAACTTCTACCGTCCTACGGTTGGTCGTATTAATGGCGCAATACCGAACGTCCGTAGAACGTGCCTGAGCTTTCTCTGTCAGTGTGCCGTTGTATCCCCGGTAACCATCTCTACCCATACGGCTGAATGGTGCCCATTCCTCAGAATCTCGCCGCGCAATTAATTCAGCACTGTCACGGTTGACATACATAAACTTAATGAACCGTGCCAGGTGAGCCATACTATGGCGGCCGTTCTTAAGGAATGCATCCCTACCGATATGGATATGGATACCAGTCTCGTCATTAGTGTAGGTATCCGCGTTTTTCATATCGGCCAACATATCGCCGAACGGATAGTTACGAATAAACTCTAATGTCATGGGATGGGTAATAACCTCAGCACCCGAATTAAGGGAACCGTCTTTACATATCCACATGAATCGTTCGGAATCGTCGTAACGGTGGACTACCGACACAATATCGTCGCGGCAACCGTCAAACTCCATTTCGATACCGAATGAAACGTCACCGTCATTTCCATGCCGGATATATTCGGGATTATCGTGGTACTCCCGAATTGACTGCGAACTACCGTGGTAACGGCAACGGCAATTGCTGCAGAACGTCTCGCCGCAATCGTGGCAGTACGTATAGCTTTCAACCTCAGCGCAGAACCCGTCGCCACAATCGTCGCAATAGCGATTATGGTCATCTACGCCATAGATAAGCCAATATCCGCATTCATGGCATTGCTCTAAGCAATCCTCGCACGCCCTACGGTAAGAGTCGTAAGCCTCATGAATTGCATCCGAATTGACCATAAGGCCACATTCGTTGCATTCCACACGGTTCACATTCATTCCGGTCATTCCTGTATCCAATCTCTGAATTGAATTCGCAATTTCGGTATTGAAATCGCGGGTGGCCACCAGGCAGTAACCACCACTAACCACACTACCAGGGCATATGCGCCGCATATATATATAAGGCCTGTAACTAGAACCGCCGTAGCAAACTCTGTAACTAACAGTTACAGATACCGAAAACACGAATTCGGAATCATGAAACGCCAAAATGACCGGCACCCCCTCTGACCTGCGACGATGCAACAAAACCCCTGGTGGGGGGCCTGCCGCGCCCCGTCCGCCCGCCACGCACGGCCAGCGTCTTTTCTCTCTCTGGCCGTTTTGAGGGAAAATCTGACCTTCGGCTTCCGACTGCTCTGGAGAGCTTGTAGCAAATATGTAATTAGGTTTATGGAGGGTGTAGTTAATGGTTGATGATTTGGGGCCGTCTGGCCGGGAGTTGTTTGAGGGTTTGGTTTCTGGTCGTGAGGTTTCTGCGGCTCATCGTTCGTTGGCGTTGAATGCTGCGCGGTTGGCGGATAAGGCTGATGAGTTGTCTGCTGCGGTGGGTGGTCGGTTGACGACGATTAATTCGCAGGGGACGGAGACTATTAATCCGGTGTTGTCTGAGTTGCGGATGGTTACGTCGGCGTTGTCTCAGGTGTTGGGGAAGCTTGGGGTTGGGGAGTTGCCGAAGGTTCGTGGTGGGGATAAGAGCATTCGGGATCAGCTTGCGGAGCGTCGGGCGAAGAGGGCGGCTGGGTGATTAGGGCGGCGGTTATCCCGGCGGTTGTTGCTTTGGTCGCTATGTCTGTTCAGCCGGTGGGTGCTGTGCCTCAGTCGGGGATGGCGGGGCTGCGGCCTAATGCGTCTACTTTGGCTGTTTATGTTGTGGCGAATTATCCGACTGTTAAGGCTATTGGTGGTGTGCGGCCTGATCCGTTGCCGGATCATCCGAGCGGTAGGGCTATCGACATTATGGTTGGTGGTGACGCTGGGCTGGGCGATCAGATTTATGCAGACTTGCAGGCTGATCCAGGCAGGTTTTCGATTGAGTACATGCTGTGGCGGGTCGCTTATCACTTCGACCATATTCACGTCACGGTGTCTTGATTTGTGGCGTGATGTGTGACGGGAAGGGGGTGTGCTTGTGACGGCTACGGTCGAGCTTGTTGGCTATCAGTCGCCCAGGTTGTCGAACTTTCCGCTGTATCACACGACGTTGGGTGATGATGCGATTGATTTGGCTGAGCTTGCCGGGTTGCGGTTGTTGCCCTGGCAGGAAATGCTGATCCGCGAGTCTTTGGGGGAGTCGAGGGAGAGGACTTCTAACGGGACTCCGAAGTTCTCTGCGTCGAACGTATGCCTTATCACGCCGAGGCAGAACGGCAAGAACTTTGTGGTGTATGTGCGTGAGCTTGCCGGGTTGTTTCTGCTGGGTGAGCGGATCATTCATACGGCGCATGAGTTTGCGACGGCCGATGATGCCTGGAAGGAGTTGAAGGCGATCATCGAAGGTTGCGATTTGGATGATGAGTGTTTGCATCCTCATTTGCATGGTGGTGCCGAGGTTTCGATTCGTCACAGTACGAATGGCGGGTTTATCCGGTATCGGGCTAGGGGCAATGGGTCGATGCGTGGGATCACCAGAATTAACATGGTGGTCGCTGATGAGGCTTTTGCGTTGGATGACCGGCAGATGGGGTCTTTTAAGCCGATCATGCAGGCTGCGGAGCGGCGGCAGTTGTGGTTAACTTCGTCGGCTGGGTTTGATACGTCGGAGGTGTTGTCGCGGTTCCGCGAGCAGGGCATTGAGGGGTCTAATCCGCGTTTGTTGTTTGCGGAGTGGTCGTGTCCTGAGGGTGCCGATCCGGTTGATCGTGAGAATTGGCGTATTGCGAATCCGTCTTTGGGTGTTGATGGGATCGCACCTTTGGATGCGCTTGAAGATAATTTTATGACGCTTTCTGTTCAGGAGTTTGCGCGAGAGCATTTGGGTATGTGGGATGACCCGGCGATGACTTCTGTGATTCCTTTTGATGCGTGGGAGGCGTGTACGAGGGAGTTTGAGCATGGGGTGTCGCCAATTGTGGGTGATCGGGTTGTTGCTCTTGATGTGGCTCCGCAGATGGAGTGGGCGAGCATTGTAGGTGCTGGCCGGGATTTGATTGAGCGTTCTCACGTTGAGGTTGTGAAGAACGATAAGGGCACTGATTGGGTTATTCCGACTTTTAAGCGCATGGTTGCTTCGGAGCGTTGTCCGGTGGCTGTTGCTGTGCAGGCTGGTGGTAAGTCGGGCATGTTTGGGCCTGAGCTTGAGCAGCTTGGTTTGAAGGTTGTGTATTTGTCGCAGCAGGAGGTTGGTCGCGCTACGGCTCGTTTTGAGTCTGATATTGCTGAGCGGTCTTTGACGCATTATGACGATCCGCATTTGAAGGCGGGTTTGGGTGGTGCGGATAAGTATTTGATTGGTAGTGAGCGTGGCGGCGGTTGGGGTTGGTTGCGGCGTGGTACGTCGGTGGATATTACGGGGATCGTGGCGGCGAGTTACGCAAACCACCTTTTGATGTTGGTTGAGGTTGAGCGCACTCTTGCTGCGCCGCGCAAGTACAGAATGGCGAAGATGCGTTGAGTTACTATACGAGCGAAACTAATCGCTATACCACCGGTTATGGTGTTGAGATACCTGCTCGCATTGAGCCTGGTGAGGTTCGGGAGTATGTCGCTGAAATCATTTATCCGCATTTCTTGAGAACCAAGACGGTTAATGATGAGATTAAGCGTTGGGCTTCGGGTTTGCAGCCGGATTATTTGCTTGATCCGGATGCTACTTCGGAGAAGCGTGCGTTGTTGGCGTTGGCTAAGACACCGTGGGTTGGCTTGGTGGTCGATTCTTTTACGCAGTGTCTTTATGTGGACGGTTATCGTTCTGAGGGCAGCAAGGAGAACATTCCTGGGCCTTGGAAGACGTGGAATGCGAATCAGATGCAGGCTCGCCAGGTGGCGATTCACCGGTCTGCGTTTACTTACGGGTATTCGTATGCGTCTGCGGTGTTGGGTACTGCGTTGGACGGCAGGGATCAGGCTGTGTTGCGGGGCTGGTCGCCGCGCCGTTGTCTAGCTCTGTATGAGGACAATGTTGCCGATGATTGGGCTAAGTACGCTTTGGTGTTGTTGCAGGACGGTAAGACGTTGCGGTTCTTCGATGATGAGCGTTGGTATGACGTGCCGATGCCGTCTGCGGGGGATTTCCCGGCCGATTTGCCGGTAAAACAAGTATATCACGGCACTGGTGTTGTTCCGATTGTGCGGTATTTGAATACGATGGATTTGGACGGCAAAGTTCTTGGCGAGGTCGAGAAGTTGGTGCCGATTGCTAGCCGGATTGATAAGACGTTGTATGACCGGTTGTTGAGCCAGCATTACAACAGCTTCAAGATTATTACGGCGACTGGCTTGGATGAGTTGACGGCTGATGCTTCTGATGCTGAGCGTGAGGATGCGGAGTATGAGCTTTCGCAGAATCGGCGGGTGTTAGCGACGGGTAATCCGGATGCTTCGTTTGGGGTGATTCCGGAGACTGCGTTGAGTCCGTTTGTGGCTGCGTTTGAGTCTGATATTTCGACTCTTGAGTCTGTTGCTCAGTTGCCGCCGTCGTGGTCGAGCCGGTTGGTGAATCTGTCTGCTGATGCTTTGGCGGCTGCGCGTGCTGCTACTACGCAGAAGTTGTTTGAGCGTAAGGTCAATTTCGGGGCTTCGCATAATCAGCTTTTGCGTCTTGCTGCCCATATTGAGGGTGATGAGTCGGCGGCGCAGGATTTTGAGGCTTCTGTGACGTGGGCTGACACTGAGATTCGTTCTTTGTCGCAGGTTGTTGATGCGTGGGGCAAGGCTGCCCAGATGCTTGGGGTGCCGAAGTGGGCGACGTGGCGGAAGATTCCTGGCGTTACTGACGATGAGGCCCGTATGTGGTGGGAGAACTTGTTGGAGCAGTCGCCCGAGGCCGAGTTCTTGCGTTTTTACGGTAATCAGCAGTCGCAGAACGGTAATCCGAATCCGGATACCCCGTCTGTGTCGGATGCTCCGGTTGATGTTGGGCCGGATACGCAGTAGGTAGGGGGTTTGGGTGTCTCAGCCTGTTGTGGATGAGCCTGTAGCCCTTGAGGATTTGGCTTTTTATCTTGCGGTGAAGCATGTTGGTGAGCAGCAGAGCATTGCGGCTAGGACTGCGGCTGGGTTGGCGTTGTTGTGGCCGATTTTGCGGTTTGGTGAGCTTGATGAGACTACTCCTGCGTGGCTTCATGCGGTGACTTTGCAAGCGGAGCAGCAGTTTCGGGTTTCTGAGCAGGCGGCGTTTGAGTATGTGCAGTCTGCTAAGTGGGCTGCGGAGCCGTTGTCTGATCCGTTGGTGAAGATTGATACGCAGTTTCCGTTGCGGGATTTTCAGTTGGCGATGCGTGCGACTGGGCCTGCGGCGGTGAAGAAGGCCACCAGTGCCGCGTTTTCGGCCCCTAGCGTCGATTCTGAGGTCTTTTCGGGCCGCGCCGAGGGTGTTGCTGTGGGCGATCCATTGGGGGGGCTTGTGGACGAGCTTATGGCTTGGGGCAAGTTGAACTCTACTGGCGCGGGTGTGAAGTTTGCGCTGAATGGCGGCCGTGGCGAGGTCGAGCAGCTTGTGGCTGCTGATGCTTCGGGCCGCATCAGGGAGCGTAAGGCGATTGGTTATGCCCGGTTCACTGAGGATTCGGATACGGGGCCGTGTTATTTCTGCGCGGTGTTGGCTTCGCAGGGTGCGGTGTATCTGACTAAGGGTGCTTTTAATGCGTCGAACCGGAAGTTTGTGGGCGATGGGCCTGCGAAGGTTCACGATCATTGCAAATGCCAGTTGCGGCCGGTTTATAGCAGTGATGACAAGTATGACGAACGGGCGAAGTTCTTTCTGAAGCAGTGGACGGATTCGCCTGGTGGTTTGAAGGAGTTCCGGCGCAGGTATGTGCGTCCGGAGCCGTATCCGGAGAATCCTCCGGTTGATTTGGCGGCGGTTCGCCGCAATCGGGAGTT